AGACTTGCCTATTCCTGATTCACCATAAATAAATATACCTCTTAGATGAGTCTTATCCGCTACAATCATGTTGTCCTTAGCAATCTTTACAAGATTGCTATAATGCGGAATCAATACAGACTTAGGAATTTCCTCAAATTGACGCTTCTTTGCAAGCAAATATATCTCATCCCAATCAGCTTTACAATTCCTTCTAAGAGGTTTATTTCCAAACTCCCAAGGTCCTGCGACCCTTGTGAGTTCCTTTAGACAATACCTTTCTGAGCTTTCAGCATCTCGGCAAACCTCGATGTGCATCTTGTTACAATACTTCTTTATTCCAGCCAAATACTTAGTATTATTATAATTAATATATGCTTGAATATGATCTCGGCCTTCATTAAGGCCTCGCTCCAGCTGCCCTACTACGTAGGCAGCTTTAGTCTGTGTAAATAAAGAAGATAACCATGATTGAGCATCAATCATTTCCCCTTCACTAAAATTTCTAGTAATTATCCAATTCCTTGCCTTTACTTTATCCATTTATTTAAAATTAAATAAATTAAAATATTATAAGCAGCCGTTGGAGAAGCAACACTTCCCGGCCAGAAACAGCCGGGCAGCCGGGCAGCCTAATAAATACCGGCCATCGCCGCCATCGCCGCTCCTGTAATACTAAGGAGCGGCGATGATTGCAGCCGTTTAGCTTGGGTATTTGTGAAACGCCATAATATTATTATAATACAGGGAAGTTAATTATAATAATTACAATGCCTTAATTGTCCCAATCAATTCTGACCACTCGATGCTCGTGGTCATAATTTGCTAAGTACCTTAATTTCACCCCAGTAGAATAATTTTTGAAAATTTCAGATCAGAATATATTATGAATAATTATATATATAACATAATTAATCAGAATTTAATATTATGATACTCTACTTGCAAATATAGCAGTCATTCTAATCCTAACGTTAGCTACTCTAAGTCCTGTTGTACATGGTAAAGTTGATATGTTTCCAACAGATAATTGACCAACATATGATGTATATGACAATGGATCTATCCATTGTCCAGCAGATAACGAAGATTTATCTACGAATTTTGATTTAAAATCCCAACCTTTGTATGCTATTTTTGTACTTCCACAATAATGTACCAAGCAATCATCTGTCTGCAAAGGTGCAGCTCCCATATCTACTGAGGTTCTTGTAACATATGGTACAAAGCAGATGACGGGTGCAGCTCTAGAGTTAAAACTTTGAGATATATAATCCAGAGAAGTAGCATCACTAACAAAAATTTCAAGACGAGTAAGCTTAAGCCTCTGAAAGTCACCGTTCATCTGCAGAAAGGAGTTTGAATCTCCACATATATCTCGAAAATTATAATATCTCAATGATGTACTAAATGTTGGTTGAGTATTAGTAGTAGCATATTGGACACCCATGTTAGATTCAAGATAACATTTGACAAACTGACTATCTGCCATATTCTTCTTAGATAAAGCTCTTCTATACCTCATTTTAGCTAATACCTTCTTGTAAATCCTTTTAGCCATTTTAAATGAAATTAATTAAATTAGTTATTTAAATTATTATTTAATTAAATAACTCTTCCAAATCCCCATCATTACGTATAAAACCCTCTAAATCGGGTTTTATATTGGCATACAAGTGTTGCTTCATAGCAGTATAAGAAAACTGAGACTTAGTTAAACCATAATCCACCATGTGATAAACGTACGTCCTACGTTTAATTGCAGCATAATCTTTCTCATCAGTAAAGACCTCCTCAAGTGAGTACTGAGAAGTCATAATGAAAAATTCATAATTCAAAGGTACTCCTGAACCTTTAGTTTCACCCTTAATACCATATCTGTCGCAATATAACTTAATAGAAGTAGCAGAAGTAGAACCTTCAGTTGGATTAATATCATCCCAAATAACTATCTGCTCATCATTATATGAATCCCACCATTTATTGTGGGATTTACTAAATATCGATTTGCCTGGAAATAATGATCTGGCAAGTAAAGACTTGCCTATTCCTGATTCACCATGAATGAATATACCTCTTAGATGAGTCTTATCCGCTACAATCATGTTGTCCTTAGCAATCTTTACAAGATTGCTATAATGCGGAATCAATACAGACGCAGGAATTTCTTCAAATTGACGTTTCTTGGCAAGCAAATATATCTCATTCCAATCATCTTTGTTGTTCCTTCTAAGAGGTTTGCTGCCAAATTCCCAAGGTCCTGCTACCCTTGTAAGCTCTTTAAGACAATATCTTTGAGAGCTATCAGCATCTCGGCATACCTCGATGTGCATTTTGCTGCAGTACTTCTTAATACCTCCTAATTTCTTTCCGGTTCCATAATTAATATAGGCTTGAATATGATCTCGGCCTTCGTCAAGGCCTCGCTCAAGCTGCCCTACTACGTAGGCAGCTCCTGTCTGGGCATATAGCGATGATAACCATGACTGAGCGTCAAGTAATTCCCCATCGCTAATATTTCTAGTAATTATCCAATTTCGTGATTGAATTTTATCCATTATAAATGAATTAAATTAAATCCGAAATTTAAGAACAAAGTTTGGAGAAGGCAGCCAGAATTTATCGGACAGCCGGCTGCCGATAAATCCCGGGCGACGCCGGCGACGCCGCTCCTGTAATACTAAGGAGCGGCGTAATTTGCAGCCGTTTAGCTTGGATAATGACGTAACGCCATTATATTATTATAAAAATCAGGCAGTTAATTATAATATTTCCCCTGCCTTAATTATCCCAATCAAATTTGATCATAACTGATCAAATTTACCAAAGTACATAAAAGTTACCCCAGTAGAATAATTTATTCTACTGGGGTTATTATTTAATACTTATAAATATTTAAAGTAATCTAATTTATTATTTATTTATCTATTGATTTCCAGTAGGTAATTTGCAAGCAATTAAAAATCTAGATCTAACATTTCCTACATGTAGAGATGTAGAAGAGTTATGAGCATGAGAAGTTCTAACATGTAATTGACCTTTAATATCAGCATATGAACCATTTGAAGACATGTCAATCCATTCAGCAACAGATGCAGTTCCTGTCATTCTTGCCATTTTTGAAAAGTTGAATGTTTTACGAAAAGTCTTCAATAATCCAGGTGTAATATACATAGCATCGTCTTTGTAAATTGATCTAGATCCTACATCTACACTTTGTTTTGTTGGATAACATCCAACAATATAAGTTGGAAAAGAAGCATTACCAAAGTTAGTATTTGAATACTCCTGCGCAGGAACTGCATCAGTAATCATAACATCTAATGAAATAATCTTGATTGCACCCCAATTACCAGCAAGATTATTGAATGCTGTAGATCCTCCATAAGTAAACATATCTGAAAAATTAAGATATGGATTACCACCAGTATTCCATTGATAAGTTGTAGTACCTAACAAAGACGCAATAACATCATAACTCTCAATATACATGTACGCAAGACCTGAAGTTGGATTTTTATATAAAGCCAGCCTTTTGCCTTTTGTGCTTGATTTTGATTTTCGTCCGTATTTTCTTTTATATTTAAGTCCATTCATTTTAAATGAAATTAATTAAATTAGTTATTTAATTATCTTTAATTAAATTATCCCAATCCCCATCATTACTAATAAAACCCTCGATCTCGGGTTTTATATTGCCAAACAAATGACTCTTCATAGCTACAAAAGAAAATTGAGACTTAGTTAAGCCATAATCTATCATGTGATAAACATATGTTCTTCTCTTAACAGCTTCATAATCCTTGGGATCAGTAAATACCTCGTCTAATGAATATTGTGAAGTCATTATAAAAAATTCATGATTAAGAGGTACACCTGATCCCTTAGTTTCACCTTTAACTCCCCATCTGTCAGTATAAAGTTTAATTGATGTAGCAGATAAAGACCCTTCAGTTGGATTAATATCATCCCAAATTACAATTTGCTCATCATTATATGAATCCCACCATTTATTATGAGATTTAGAAAATATTGATTTGCCTGGAAATAATGATCTTGCAAGCAGAGACTTGCCTATTCCAGACTCTCCCCATATGAATATACCTCTCAAATGATTCTTGTCCTGTACTACCATGTTATCTTTAGCAATCTTTACAAGATTGCTATAATGCGGAACAAGAACATTCTTGGGAATTGATTCAAAATCACGTTTCTTGGCAAGCAAATATATCTCATTCCAATCTGCCTTGTTATTCCTTCTAAGAGGTTTGCTGCCAAATTCCCAAGGTCCTGCTACCCTTGTAAGCTCTTTAAGACAATATCTTTGAGAGCTATCAGCATCTCGGCATACCTCGATGTGCATTTTGCTGCAGTACTTCTTGATAGAAGATAATGTCTTTC